TGAGCCATTCCGCATTCCACCCGCGGTCGGCCAGTTCTCCCAGGACGCGGGCGGCCGCGCGCTCGTCGAGAGGCCCTTCGGTTTCGTCCACAACGGAGGCGGTGGCACTAGCGATGCCTGCGACGTTTTCCAGAAAGAGGTATCTCGCACCGCAAGCGTGGGCAATGTCGAGGATGTCGAAAAAGAGGCCGCTGCGTTTGCCATCAAGCCCGGCCCGGCGCCCTGCAAGGGACAGGTCTTGACACGGGAAGCCCGCAACAACGCAATCCACTGCTCCAGCCCAGGCTGCAGCGTCGAAGGTGAGAATGTCGGACCAGACAGGTGCTGCATCCAGCGAGCCGTCTTGCATGCGCGCTGCCAGGACTGCGGCTGGGTATGCTTCCCGTTCAAGGTAGCACCCGACGCGAGTGTCGATGCCCATTCGGGCGAGCCCGGCGCGAAGTCCCTCGCCAAGCATGCCCACACCGGCGCAGATTTCAAGGGTATTGATAGCCACATTCAAAGCGCATCCCCTGCCAACATCAACCCGCCCAGCTCGTTGCGCCGCAGGTATCCTTTTTTCTCCAGTGCCTTCAGGTGCAGGGCGGCCGAATTGGCGCTGCGCCAGCCGAAGGCGCCGGCAATGCAGACGGCAGGAGGCAGGCAGTGGTTGTGGTTCAAAAACGTGCGCAGGTACAGCAGGACGTGGCGCTGCTTGGTGGTGAGCGGCGGCGTGGGTTTGGGTGCTTTGGTGGTCATGATGCGGCCTTCACGTAGCCCGCCCAGTCGGCAGCGCCGCAGATGCTGGCGAACACCATTACGGCGCCGGGCGTGGTTTCTATTTCGGTGTGGCGGGCGCAGGTCTGGCTGCGGGTGCAGTCGGTGCCGCCGCGCAGGCCGGCGCACAGCTTGGCGCCGGGCGGCAGCACGTTGCCGGTGGTGGTGGTGGTGGTGTTGTGCGTCATGGTTTGTCGGTTCCGCTCAGATTGGCCGCCAGCCGGCCGGGGCAGTAGGTGTCTGAGCAGTCGGCGCGGTGCCGGCACAGTCCGCCGCCGCAGGCCTTGGGTTTGTCGGCCTTGGGCGCGGCCTTGATGTGCCCGGCCTGGCCGGCGTAGCCGTTGGCGCGCACCCGTGGCCGGGTGGCCACGGCATGGTCGGCGCCCTTGCGCAGGGTGGCGATCTGGCGCTGGATGTCGGCCTCGCGGATGGCGTCGCGGATCGCTTGTTTGTCGGTCAGCTTGATGATCAGCCAGATCAGCGCGCTCGGGATCGTGACGCCGACCAGCAGCATGAATGCTTCGGCCATCACGCCCCCGCTTTCTGGCTGCGCGGCACACCGCGGCGGGTGGCCTTGGGCGGGGTGGCTTTGCCGCCTTGCAGGGCGTGGCCGGCGATGGGCATCAGGCCGCCTTTCCTGGGCATGGGCTGGGCGCTGCTCATGGTGCCGGGCGCGGCGGGCTTGGCGGCCAGGAGTTTGGCATCGCGGCCCATGCCGGGGATGGTGCCGTTGTGGTGGGCAAAGCCGCCGGGCTGGCGCTTGTTGGGCGCGCGGCGCTGGCGGGGTTGGTTGGCGTCGCGCCAAGCGGGCCAGTCGGGGGTGGTGTCGGGCCGGGCGCGGCGCGCGGCCAGCCACTGATTGAACAGCGGGGTGCGCATGCCGTGGTCGTCGGCGATGATGGGGCTCATGTCGGCGTGGTCGGTGCGGCGCCAGTCGAATGGGCCGCCGGTGGAGCGTGGCACCTTGGTGCCGGGCCAGTAGCGTGAGGATGATGGGCTCACAGCGCGCCCCCTTTGCGGGCCACCACCACGGCGGCGCGGCCGGTGCGGTGGTCGGTGCAGACCAGATCGCCGGTGTCCGTCCAGCGCCAGGCGGCGCCGGGGCCGTTGGCCTCGGCACACAGGCGGGAGGCGGCCAGGTCGCGCCGGTATTCGGCGCGGGCGGCGCGCTGGGCGTCTTGCAGCGCGGTGGAGGCGGGCCAGTCGGAGCTGTGGTCATCAAGCAGATGACTGCTGCCGAGGATCGCGGCCAGCGCCACGGCCAGGCCGATGGTCAGGGCGATGTTGACGGCGCGGTGGGCGGTCATGCGGCACCGCCTTCGCCCGCCGTGGCCGGCTCGAAAGCAAAGTAGCCTTTTGCCACTTCGACCACGCTGGTGTAGCGGCTCAAGTCGTAGCCGGGGTGGGTGCTCCATGGGGTGTTGGGTGCGGCGGGTAGCGGGGTGGTTTGCATGTCGGTCTCCGGGGTTGGTGACCGAATTATTAGGAATACCTTTATCCGTGTCAATAGGTAAACCTATACGTCAAGCAAATTTTTTTCATGCTTGTTTTTTGGGCGAAAAAAAACCCGCCGGGCGGCGGGTTGCTGGGGTGGTTGGCAGCTGCTGGCTAGGCTTCGGCTCGGTTGCGGCGGGCTTGTTGTACGGCGCGGCTGAAGACGTAGGGCACGACGGCCATGGCCAGGATGCCGGCGGCCTCGGCGGCGTATTGCGGCGCGCTGGCCGTGGAGGTGAGCCACAGGTTGAGCATGCGCACGCTGGCGAGCAGGGCCATCAGCGCGGTGCCGAACCAGCAGATTTGTTCAAAGATTTTCATGCGTTCATCCTTCTGGTGTTGGGGTGCAGATCAGTTTCGCATGTTCGTACAGCGCCGTGCAAGCGGCCAGGTAGGCGCCGGCAAAGGTGTCTTCGAAAAACTTGGGCTCGGTCTTGAATTCGTGCCACCCGCTGGGCTTGTTTTCGCCGACCTGCAGGCCGTCGCCGACCAGTTGCAGGTAGTGTTTGATTTCTCCGCTGCCCGTGGTGGATTCGTAGGGGGTGCGCTGGATCATGCCGCACAGCTCCAGCCCGTTGAAGAAGGCGTTGGCGTCAAGCGGCAGCTGGTAGGCGTGCAGCAGGGTTTTGGCGGGCGTGAGTTTGCGTTTGCTGGGCGGCGGCATGTCAGCGACGGGGTGGTTTTGGTGGGCCGATCTGCGCAACGAAGGTGCGCAGGTTGAGCACGGCGGCGCGCAGGTCGTCGGGTTGAAGCTGGCTCAGGATCTGGGTGGCTTCGGCCAGCCATGGGTTGGCTGGTGCGGCGCTGTAGGGCTGCGCCAAGTCGGTGTCTCCGGTGCGGATGGCGGGGTCGGGCGGGTTGTTGTTGCGCATCAGTCCAACGCCCTTGATCAGCCACTTGGCATCGACGCCCAGAAATTCGGCGGCATCGATCAGGTTGCTGCCGTCCATGGAGCGCGACTTGCCGGTGAGCCAGTCGCTGACGGATGGCGGCTTGATGTTGCAGGCTTTTGCCAGCGCTGAGCCGGTGCGCTTTGGCGGCCCGTCCATGGCTTTTCTCAGCCGCTCTGCAAGGGTGGTTTGCATAAGGTTAGCCTATTCGGAAAAAGCTAAGGTATTCCTATTGACATTTGCGTAGGAATACCGAACAATCGCGCCATGACTGACGCTGAAATCATCGAGTTGCTGGGCGGGCCGACGGCGGTTGCCCGCATGTTGGGCATCAAGCCGCCTTCTGTGTGCGGCTGGCTGGTGGAGGGCATCCCGGAAGGGCGCCTTCGTGATCTGGCCGGCCAGATCGAGCTGCGTTCGAATGGCCGGTTCTCGCGCCGGGAGCGCTGGCCGACCATGTTCGCGTTCTACTGGCCGGAGCTGGCCGAGGCGGGCGCCGCACCGGTGGCCCCCGTTATCCCATCCGCCCAGGCGGCCCCATCCACCGCGGTGTCGGCGGCCTGAATGACCACGCCGGCCAGCTTTTCCACCACCCGCCGCCGCACTCGGCCGGCGCGCTCCCTCAACTTCACCCTTGGTTGTCTCCTGGATGCCGCGCGCGGGCAGGTGCGCGGCCTTGGGCGCGCCGGGGCGGCGGGTGGGTTTTCTGTGCCAGGGGCTGGCGCTGTGCGGTTGCATGGCGCCAGTCTCTTTTTTTTGCCCGTGGCGGGCATTGCGAACCGCTACGAAACGCAATCTGTATTTCGTCGCTGTTCGTAAGGGGGTGTCGTGACGATGCTGGATGGATCTTTGACATTGGCGCTGGTGGAGGCCGTCAAGGCGCTGGGCGGCTCCAAGGTGGTGGGGTGCAAGCTGTGGCCCGAGAAGGCGCCGGACGCTGCGCAGCGCCTGCTGCTGGATTGCCTGAACGATGACCGCCCGGCGCACCTGACGCCCGAGCATGTGCTGCTGGTCTTGCGCCTGGCCCGCCAGGCGGGGCACCACGGCGCGGTGGGCTGGCTGCTGGCCGAGCTGGGCTATGCGCCGCCGGTGCCTGTGGAGCCGGCCGATGTGCTGGGCGAGTTGCAGCGCGAATTCATCGCGGCCACGCGGCAGATGGCCAACATGGCGGCGCGCATCGAGCGCATGCAGGCTGGCGCGGCCCATGCCACGGTGGGCGGTGTGGCGGCATCGGTGCCGCTGCATGCCATCAACGCGCCGTATGGCACGCCGGTGCGGGGGGTGGCGTGATGGCCGCCGACGCCATGGTGATGCATCAGCCCATGGGTGGCCGCCCGCGGGGCGAGGCCCGGCTGCGGCTGGAGCAGGCGCTGCGCTTTGTCACGGCCGACTTCGAGGCCATGGCCGCTGCCACCGGCCTGCCGGTGGAGCAGGTGCGGCGCACGCTGTACAACATGCGCCGCTCTGGCGTGGTGGGCCGCCACGGCCGGGTGCGCAGCCCGGCCAGCCCGCGCGCCAGTCGGCTGGTGTACGGCCCGCCCGAGCCGGCGGACGACGGCTGCAACCGCCTGGCCAGCACGATCTGCCAGGCCTGGCGCTGAAAAAATCCCTTCGAAAGGCTTTGCCATGAACCATGTTCCACCGATTCCGTCGCGCCCTTGGATCGCTTCGACGCGGCCCGATGGGCGCGGCATGCCCCCGGTTATCGCATCGCCCGCGCCGGGTGGCGATGGGCCGGCCCGGATGCGCCCCAGCCACCGGATGATTTTCGAGGTGTTGCTGGCGCGCCAGCGCGCGGGCGAGCGCGACACGACGGACGCCGAGATTCAGGAGGCGCTGGAGCGCCTGCACGCGCCCCGGCGGTTTGACCGCGCCTGGATTGCCGGACGCATCAGCGAAATGAAGGCGGCCAGCCCGGCGCTGGTGCTGGAGGCGCCGGAGAAGCGCCACGACGCCCACACGCGGGCCATCGATGGGGGCGTGGTGCGGGCCACGCACATTCCGCGCCAGTGGGTGGCGGGTGGGGGCGGTGCCTTTCCGGTTATCGCATCGGCTGGCGCCGCCGTGGCCAGCGACAGTTACTGATCGGACGCCATGGCACGCGCACGCAATATCAAGCCGGGGTTTTTCAAAAATGAGGATCTGGCGGAGTGTTCGCCCTGGGCGCGGCTTTGCTTTGCAGGCCTGTGGACGCTGGCCGACCGCGAGGGCCGGCTGGAAGACCGCCCGAAGCGCATCAAGGGCGAGCTGTTCGCCTTCGACACCGTGGACGTTGACCCGCTGCTTGGCGAGTTGGAAAAGTACGGTTTCATCATGCGATATACGGTGGGCGGCCGGCGGTTGATCCAGATCACAAAGTTTGATCTGCATCAACACCCGCACCACAAAGAACCATCAAGCACCATTCCATCACCCAAAAGTCCAGGGTTTTGTGTTGATGAACGCGCCAAGCAAGGGGTCGGAACCGGGCCTATTACTGAATCCCTATTACTGAATCCTGAATCCAGAGATAGGGAAACACACACCATGCCTGATCTCGCGCCCGAGCCCCCCGTGGTGGACCGGGGCGCGCCTGACGGCGCGGCGCGTGTCGATCCCGATCCCGCATCGCCACCTTTGCCCCAAAGCCCAAAGCCCGAACAGCCGTCGCCAGAGGGGCCGGAACCCACGCCGCCACCCAGCGCAACGCAGCCGGATCGTCCGCCGCCAACGTCAACGCCCGTGCCCACGCCAGCTGCTGCCGCCTGCCGGGCCATGCGGGCCGCCGGGCTGGCCAGCGTGAACCCGTCCAGCCCGGAGCTGGCCGCGCTGCTGGACGCCGGGGCCACGGTGGACGCGCTGGCCGATGCGGCCGATCTGGCGGCGAGGCGCGGCAAGGGCTTCGCCTACGCGCTGGGCGTGGTGCGCGGCCAGGTGGCCGACGCGGCCAGCATCGCCGCCGGAGGCCTGGCCGGGACGCCCCCGGCCCGCGCCAGCCCGCCGGAGCCGGCCTGGCGCACCGAGCAGCGCCAGCGCACGCTGCAGGCCGTGCCCGGCATCGCCGCGAAAAGCCTGACGCCATCGCCAAAAAAATTCATCGAAACGGGTGCGGAACATGTCGTTGCCATTGCCGTGGGTTGACCGGATTTTCGAGAAGCTGACGCTGGTGTACGGCCAGGCGTTTCTGGCCCGCTGGCGCGATCTGGACCTGGACGCGGTGAAGGCCGACTGGGCGCATGAGCTGGACGGCTTTGAGCGGCACCCGAAGGCGATTGCGCACGCGCTGCAGGCGCTGCCGCCGGAGAAGCCGCCCACGGTGTTGCAGTTCCGCGAGCTGGCCCGGCGCGCGCCCTTGCCCGAGCTGCCTAGGCTGGAAAGCCCGCCGGCCGATGCCGGGCGGGTGGCGGCCGAGCTGGCCAAGCTGGCCACGGTGCGCACCACGGCGGCGCAGGCGGTGGACCACCGGGCGTGGGCGCGGCGCATTCTGGACCGCAAGGCCCGCGGCGAGCGGGTGAACCGCACGGTGCTGAGCATGGCGCAGCAGGCCATGGGGGTGGCGGCGTGACCCGCGCCGACGCCGTGGCCAAGCTGCTGGCGCTGGGCGATCTGACGCTGGGCGAGCTGCGCACCGTGATGGGTGGCGACCGCCAGGCGCTGGACGCCGCGGTGCGCGACATGCTGGCGCTGGGCGCGCTGAGGGTGCGCAACAACGGCTATGGCCAGCAGCTGCTGTCGCTGCCGCGCGTGGCATCGCCGGCATGACGCCCGGGCCGTGCCCGTGGTGCGAACGCGCCCGCGCGGTGGGGCGGTGCGGGCGCTACAACCTGCACTGCGTGACGTGCTGCGCGCGGCTGGTGAAGTCGGCCCGGCCTTTCAAGCCGGCGCAGGAGGCGATGCTGGCCGTGATCCAGCGCCAGCCCGGCCGCCCGACCAAGGCCCAGGTGCTGGCCGCGCTGCGAGAGCTGGACGCGCAGGCCGTGGCGCAGGGCTAGAACCGGCAGCCCTTTGTCGGTGAGCCGGTTCGCCGCGCCGACTGCTCGGGGCACTTTGTCGGCGACGTTGGGAACCGGGGCCATCTGTCCACCGGGAACCGGGCGCATTTGGTCATACCCCAGGCCGCCCGCCGACAGCTCGGGGCCTTTTGTCGGCGGGCTTGGGAACCGGGCGGTTTTGTCGGTGGCCATGCAGCACGCGCCCACCATACCACGCCGGCCGGCGGGCCCTGGTGCCGGGGTATGCGCGGGCGCGGCATCGGGTCACGCGGCGCCTTCTGGTGGCTGGTCGGCCCGGTGGGCGCGCGCCTGGTGCGGGATCTGGTCGGCGGCCCAGGTGGCGCGGGTGCTTTCAAGCTCTGCCAGGCCATGGGCGGTGCGCCAGGCCTCGTAGGCGTCGGGCAGCATCCAGACCACGCGCACCAGCTGGCCACGCAAGCGCATTTCCTGCGCCACGCGCTGCACGATGGCGCCATGCACGCCGGCCGGCTGCCCGGCCATGTCGGGCCGGTAGCGCGCCAGGTCGTCGGCGTCGCGGTAGCGGATCAGCACCACGTCATCAGGCGCGGTGCCTTGCCGGGTGATGGCTTGCGCCATGGCGTGCGCGCCCTGGTCGGCGGCCTGCTGGATGGTGGCGTCCAGGCGCTGCACCAGCGCGGCCACGTCGGCGGGTACGCCAGCGCGGCCGTGCTCCCAGTGTTTGACGGTGCGCGCGGCTACGCCGGCCAGGTCGCCAAGCTCCTCGCGTGTGAGGTTGCACGCCTCGCGCAGGGTTTGGAGTTCGGCGCCGGTGAGGGAATCCGGGTAGGGGTTTTTCATTGTGTGTGCGCTGTGGTGTCTTGGGTTTTGAGTTGCTGCGCAAGCTGGCGCGCCTGAAAAAGTTGGAGCTTCCCGCGGATGAAAATCCGCTCTCCGCTTTGGTTCCGAACGGTTAGTGTGTAATGCCCGCTTCGGCTTTTGGTGATGTTGATTTTGTTCATGGTGTTTCTCCTGAAAAAAACTCATCAAATCGGGTTTGAAAATCTCATCGAATCACGATGGCAGGCCGGCGCCCATCGTTTCCAGGCGCTCGCGGATGCGGCGGGCGTGCCATTCGTCGCGGTGCTGGTAGGAAAACACGCCCTGAGCCTTGCGGTAGTCATCCACGGTAGGCCGGCCTTCGGCGTTTGGGTATTCGGCCTCGATGGCCTGGCCGATCAGGGCATCGGATTCGTCGCGGTGGCAATGGATGTATTTGGCATCGCCGAACAGGTCGCGGAATACGCTGTGGGCATATTCGTAAATGTCCTCTTGACCGTTGAAATGGCCGGCCTCGAATCGGTCGGCTATTTTCTCAACGGCCTTGGTGTTCGGGCCGTCTGTCCAGCGAATATCAATGGAGTCTCCACCGGCGAAGCGGTCGGATTTCACGCTGAATTTGATCTTCGGGAACTGCTCTTTCAGCAACACGCGGATATTGTGGGCGGCCAGGGTGGGGCCGTTGAGCTTGCCGGCCGGGTCGTAGGCCTTGAGCTGCGGCCATTGCTGGGGCAGTTCGCGGCGCTGGCGGGCCTTGTCGTCGGCTGCGGCTTGTTTGGCGGCTTTGTCGGCCGCTTCAACGGCCAGGCGCGCGGCGGCCAGTTCGGCCAGGTAGGGGGCGCCGTGGCGCTTGAAGTCGGTGCGGTAGCGGTTGCCCAGGTGGTCGGTGAAGCTGACGGGGTTCAGGCGCGATTGGCGGCCGTCCTCAAGCGTCACCGTGATCGTGTATTTGTACCAGCTGCAGGGCTGCACGTCGGTGATGGCGCCGCGGCCGCTGGGGTTGGCGCTGTCGCCGCTGTAGACGATGCCCAGGCCGACAAAATCGTCCGGCGCCAGCCCGGCCGCGATCATGGCCAGCATGTCGAAGGGTTGCGGCGCGGTGCGGGTGAATTCTGGTTCGGGTTCGTCGGCGCTGGCTTCGGTGTCCGGCGCTGGCGCGCTGGGCGCTGGCGCGCTGGGCGCTGGCGCGCTGGGCGCTGGCGCGCTGGGTGCCGTGGCGCCGGGCGGGTTGGATGCCGGGCCAGAATCTGCGCCTACAGCTCGGGGCACTTTGTCGGCGAGATTGGGAACCGGGGCGGTTTGTTGGTGGGCATCCGGTGTGGGCGGTGCATACCCCGTGTGTTCGGCGGGCGCGTAGAAATAAATTCTTTCCCCAGATCGAAGCTGTGATTCAGCGTCGGTGACTTTTTCATCAAAGCTGGAAAATGCTTTGTATTCGGCATTCATTGTGTCGCATTCAAATGGAGCGTTTCTCTTGTAGGTAAGCAGCCCGATTGGTTCGCCCGAATTCCAAAGTTCGCGGGCTTGGCGCTTTGTAACCAATGCGAACAGTCCTTTGTATGCGCGCTGCTTTGTGCTCTGGCGCAGGGCATCGCTGATGGCTTGTCGATCTTCGCGCAGCGCATCCGTCAGGTAGCCGGCGGCCAGGTGTTCGCGCAGGTTCGCGCGGGCACGGGCGGCCAGGTCTTCGCGGCCGGCGGCCAGGGCCTGCAGGATCAGGCCTTCGGTGTGATAGTTGATGTCTTCCAGGTCGTCCAGCAGCTGGGCCACGTGTTCGGCGCCCATGGCCTGCACGTCGGCGGCCGTGGCGTTCATGGCGTCGAAGGCATTCAATCGGTGCTCGCGTTCGGTCTGCTGGTCGTCCTGGTCGTCGGTGTCTTGCGCGGCCTGGTCGGCTTGGCGCGCCATGGCTTGCAGGGCGGCCATGCGTTCGCGGCCGGTGGCAAAGCTCCAGACATCGCGCGATCCGTCCGGGCCCTCGAATTCAAACGACGGGCGGCCGTCGGGGTCGGTGAACATCACCGCGCACCAGTGGCCAGAATTTCCGGCCACGCGCTGGCCGATTCGCTGGCCGTGGGCGTCATGCGTGGGCTTGGGTGGCGCCTGGTGCGGTCGGCTGCTGGCGCGGCCGTGCTGGGGCGCGCTGGGGGTGCTGCTGGCGCTGCTGGCGTCGCAGGTGGTGGCGCTGGCTTCGGATTCGCTGCAGGCGTCCACGGTGGCCAGCTCGGGCGCTTGGTCGGGTTCGGTGGCTTCGCTGGCTTGTTCGATCACTGCCGCCGTGGTGGCGCTGGCGATCAGCTCGGACACTTGGCGCGCGGCTTCGGTGCTTGTGGTGTCTTCGGTCGTGTCGTGCTCGGTGCTCTGCAGGGTTTCCGGGTCAGGTTGAATGCCTAGTTGGGCAATCCATGTTGCGCGCGCGGCCGCCTGGTCGTGCGGGCAGTTGATAGACGCCGCAATAGCGGCCGCTTGAATGTGCGCCGGCTTGTTGTTCCAAAGGTCGCGCGCAACCTGCTCGGCTTTGTTCCGGCTGGTGGCTTTGGTGTTGCCATTCATGGCCAGCATGCTGGCGGTATGAAATACCGTATAGGCGCCATCCCAGCGCCGCGCGCTCACGAAACCCTCGGGCATGCCGTCAACAGGCATAGGCGCCCAGGTCAGGCCGGCGTGGCCGTTGAATTCATAGAACATCGCGCCCAGCGTGTCGGCCATGGCCAGCGCTGCGGAGTAGTCGCCATCCTGAATAAGTTCCCAGACCATGGAAACGCTGCGCGCTTTCCATGTGGTGGCCTTGCGCGCGGGTGCAACCTTGTCAACCTTGCCACCACCAAATAAGCCAGGCGAGCGGCGCACGGTGGCGACCATTTCGGAAATTCGCTCGCGTGTGTTGAGGATCTTTATGGTCGATCGCTCACCCGTGCGGATGCGGATAAAGCTGTCGGGGCAATGGGCGCGCAGCTCGGCGGCCGCTGCATCGCGCGCGGATTGCATGGCGTGCTGGGTGGCTTGCATGCGCGCGCGGATGTCGTGGTCGCCGGGTTGAATGCCGTATGTGTGTTGTTCCGTCAGGCCTTCAACTGTGAATTCTTGGCTTTCCCAATGCTCTTGCGGCACGCGGTCTGCGGTTTCGCTGCACAGATACACCAGCGCGCGCGCCTGCTGGTCAAAGTTGGGCGCGCTGTCTGCCATGTCGTCGCGGGTCGGGTAGGCGGTCGCGGCCGCATCCTGCAGCGCGCGGATTACGTCGGCCGCGCAAATGGTGGCGCGATTGCTTGGGGTGGTGTTGCGTGTCATGGTGTCAGCTCCTAAAGCGTCCAGGCGCTGCGCCTGGTGGGTGGTTAGCGCTGCAGCCCTGCAACGCATAGCCCAAATTATAGGGCCATCGGTCAATGTGTCAATAGTTTATTTAATAGGGGCAAACCCTAGGGCCTTGATGAGGTACAGCTCCCAGGCGGCGCCGCTTATTTCGCGCTCGCCACTTTCC